CCATGGATTGACCAAAGGTCTTCGTTCCCTCCATCAATACGCTAAAGGCCCTATCGAAGAATGCCGGTAGCTGAACGGCAGCATATTCGCCCATGGCTACCAATGCATCTTTGGCAGGGATTACCGCAGCTTGTACCGCTTCGATGCTGCCCTTTAGGTGGTGCTGTGCTTTCGCGGCTGCCAAGATGTCGACAGCTGTCTTTGATTGCATTTCGTCAACCATGCCCAGCGTCAACAGGCGCGACTTCTCGACAGCCAGCAGCTCTTCCTTTACCTTCTTTTCTTGAGTCGCTGCACCTGTTGGTGTCGCCGTAGCTGGCGCACCTGCCGGCAACGTGCCGAACGCCATGGCTTCGTCAATCTCAGCTTTTAGCGCACGGATGCCGGCAAGGTGACCCGCCACAGCTTCCTTGCCGAACTTGGTTTGAAGTGTAGTGGCAAAGATTTCGGCCTCTCGCACTTGATCGCGCAAGCCCTGCACATTGTCCTTGGTCGCTTCCTTAAAGGCTTGGCGCAGCTCGTATATGTCCTCTCGTGATTTCTGCAGGTCGTCGGTCGACAGCGCCATGTGCTGGATGCCTGCTGTGAAATCATCCAAAATGTTTGTGACGGCCTCCAGCAAACCTGACTCTTCGGCAAACTTTCCTAGGGCTAGCGTCACATTGTCCAGTGCCGTAGACAGTTTTCCATCTACCGTCTCGGACAGGTTTGCCATGGCCTCATTTGCGAATCCGCCCTCGGCTGCCATGTTCGCCAACGCTTGGTTGTATTCATCAACGCTGACAGAACCCGCGCCGAACTCCATGTTTGCGTCACCGGTGACCTTGCGCAGTTCGTCAAAGATTGGAATGCCGCGTTCTGCAAGTTGGTTCAGGTTCTCTAGCTCCACCTTGCCCTTGGCTTGCACCTTCGCAAATGCAGCGGCAATGTCACTAATGCTGTTGCCTGAAGCGGCTGCGATGTCGCCAAGCATCCGCAGGCGGCCGTTGACATCATCGGCAGCGGTACCGACGGCAAGCAGCTGGCGGGCACTGCGTGCGACCTCTTCCAACTGGAACGGTGTGCTCGCCGTAAAGTCGTTGAGCTTGGCAACCATCTTGCTGGCTTCCTCGGCTCCACCCATAATCGAGCGGAAGCCCACTTCCAGCGTCTGCAGCTTGGCACCCGACTTAATGACAGCAGTCAGACCAGCGCCAACGGCACTGACCAGCATGCCGCCAAGCCGCGATGCCATGGCACTGATCTCGCCGAAGTTGCGCCGAAAGTTGCCCTTCATGCGCCTGATGTCACCATTCAGCTTGGTTAGGCCCTTTTTCGATAGGCCGATTGTGACTTTTAGATCCTTAAGCTTTGCCATTGCTCATCCTCTTTATTGCGTTTTCAATCAGCTTGTTGCTGCCCTTCTTTTTCTTCTGCTTCTCCCAAGGGAAGATACACAGGTCGGTAGGCTTGAGCCGGTGGCCCTTCTTGGTGTGTGGCGATAGGGTCAGCGTAGCCAACCACCGGGTGCGCTCCCAGTCCTGCTGCTGCCTGACCTCCTCCAGGCGGTGGAACCCATCAGCGGCCAACAGGAAGTCGTCCAACGTCATGTCATAAAACGCAGTAGGGTCGAGCCGCAATTGGCCCAACCCTACCCTAACACAATCAGCAAACGTTAGCGGTTTGCCCTCATCTTTTTTTTTGCGTGCCGCCACCCATCATTTCGGTTACGGCGTTGCCAAGTTTCTCCAGATCGCTGATGTCAATCAGCCCAAGGAAATCGTCGGCAGTGTATTTGAACGGTACGTCGGCATGCTTGGCACCGGACTGGGCCATGTAGTACACCAACGTCCCGATCTCCACCACATCATCGGACAGCTTACCAAGTTCAATGCCGGCCTCTTTCTTGGCGTTAGCCAGTGCCCGCATGTCGCAACGCAGTGTGAACTGCTTGCCGCTCAATTCAATTTTCATTAAGCGACGTTCTGCGTGATGGCTCCGGTGATTTCAAACGTAGCGGAATAGGTAACGTTGTCCTCGGTACCTGCGCTCACCTCCAGGCTGGTGCAGAAAGCACTGCAGCTGTAGTTGTAGTCGTCGGATGCATCGTCGAAACCGAATACGATGGTCTGCGCCGTGCGCCCGTCAAGGTCGCTGAACAACGTACCACCGGCACCACCGGCACCGTCGTCGTCAATCAATCCGCTGACGCTGATGGAGCCGCTGCGCAGACCCTCCAACAGCTCGCGGTATCCGCTGCTGTCCTTGGTCGTGATGTCACGGGTTTCCATGTTAATGGAGATGCTGCCCTCGGTCTGGTCGGGCAATGCCGTACCGCCGATCGACAACAAGAAAACTGTTCCGTTTAGGATGGCCATTATTTCTGTGCTTTTTTGCTTTTGCCGCTGATGGTCTGGATGATGATGCGAAGGTAGCCCACCACCTGATCGTCACGCTTGCTGGGAGTCAGCGAAACGTAGACATCGAGGGCCGCTAAGACTGCAAGGGCAAGGGCTGCCCAGTTCTCAAGAATCAAATCCATGTAGGCAATTTAGGGTATATCGGTATCGCCGAACCACCCTGCCGCCTCTGCCTGTTCCTGCGTCAGTATCTCGCTGTCTGACGGCATCAGATACTGGAACGCCACCACCGCATTGGTGCTGATGTAATACGTCATCGCGTCGCGCTCTTCCTGCGTCAGCTGTGGGAACAATGCGATAAGCGCATGAAGGTCGCGCTGTGGATGCACCGTAATCGTTAGATCCGTATCACCTACGCACGCCCACTGCCCCGTCGTCGGGTGCTGGATGGTGGCCAGCAGCATGGTGGTAGTCCGCCCTGGCTCATGCAACACCTTCGGCAACTTCAGGTTGTACAGCTCGCGGCTAATGCCCTTGGCGCGTTGCTCGCTGGTGAGGTTTAGGCGGGCGGTGACTGGGAGGTATACGGTAGCCATTAGTAAATGCTGAAGTAGGTGTTGATGTCAGATTCAATGCCGGTGCGGTTGCCTGCCGTGTCTTGGTCAGAATCATAATAAATGAACTCCTGCATTTTCCCTTCGAGTTGATATGTGGCTGCACTGTACCGAGTTCCAATAGTAAAACCGCTGCAATTCGTCGTGCCTGCATTTCCTGAAGCTATTGAGCTTCCATTTTTCCAAATTTCACTGTTCGTACTATTGTACAATGTGGATAGAAGTTGTACCCCGCTATCTCCTAAAGTCGTGCTACCTAACGCCGTCCCAGCGTTAATATTTATATAATTACCTGCAATCACAGTAGAGCAGATAATTCTGTTTCCGCTGTTAGTACCGCCATGCACATACGCCGTACTGGTGTTAAGACCTGAAACGGCAACAAAACCACTGAATGGTTGCGTCATGCTTATTGAAGTGTTCCGTAGATAGGTTATCGTAGAAAGGAAATCGAGAGCCGGCTTGCCGTTCTCTGTGATGACCGCCGTACCGTTGTATATCTGCGGCTGGCTGCCTGCCGTGCTTTGCGTGGCGTTGTTGCCGTTGCCGCTCTGATCGTACCACGTAACTACGTAGCCGTTGGCGCTGCCGCAATGCGAAGCTATGGACGCGGTATCGAGGTCGCCTGAGCTGTCGAAGCCAATATCTGTTTCGGCATCGTCGCTGTCGCGCCGGATGCGCATGCAGTTGCCGGTGTAGTCTTTGTCTAAGAGCCTCACTGATACGGCAAACGCGCTGCCGCTGTAGGTGTCCAGCAGCTTGTCAGGCGTGGCGCTAACTAGCGTGCGGATGCAGACAATACTAACGTTGCCTGTGCTGCCTGACATAAATGCGTCGATGACAGCTTGCACGGTAGCGCGTGCGGTGTCGTCATACGGCCCAAGCGGGTAGACTTGGAATTGACTCAGCGACGTTGGAAAGCTGGTGCTTGAGATGTACAGCGTTCGGCGCACGGTGTAGTCCGTTACCGTATCGGCTTCCCAATCCGGCACGTAGCCACCGCCCAAGGCAGTGTTGATGCCTTCGAAGTATTCGACGACGTGGCCGGCGTTCTCTAGCGCGGTCTTGGTAGCGACAGCGGAACTGTGCTGCGCGTTAGCGAAAAACGGTGAATCGTTGTTCGTCTGCAACGCTGTTCCGCGATCAACGGCAAGCTGTATATCCTCTACGCTGTAGCCGAACCAGCTCAAGAAGATGACCAGGTCAGCAGAACCGACGTAACCATCCTGATCAAAGTCGCCCACCAGCCCGTTAGCGAAGTATGCGCCGGTAACGTTTGCATCGTCGCCGATAGCTGACGCAAGCATCTGCAGCGCGTCAAGCGTTGCCGTACCCGCGCTATGCGTGATGCTGTCGACAGGGAATTCCAGGATGCTGGTTTCGGCACTGTTGCCGCCGTCATCCTCGCGGACCGTCAGCGTACCGCCGGCACCGCTTTCGATGGTGGCTGTGTTGCCGACAATCGTTACCGTGCCGTTGCTAAACACCAGCTTGTTCACTGCGCCCGATGGGTCGCCGTCGACCTCTTCGACGGTAAAGGTGTTGCCCGGAAACTGGCTTACCACCTGCGCCGTGCCGGTGCGCTGGATGCGCACGTCGTAGGTCTGCTCCAGCACGTACACACGTTGGTCCGGGTCGTACTGCACATCACTGGTGTCGAAGTCGATGCTTTGCACCTCCACCGCACTGATCGTACCCGACTGCCTGTCAAGAGCCGTGCGGACAGCAATGCCCAGATTCATCGCCTGTTCGTAGTCGTCGCTGACAACGTACAGTTCTACGCGGCCGGTGTCCAGCTTGGACGTAGCGTTCTTCGTTGCGCTCGGTGTAGTGTCGGTAACCGTGTAGACAATGAACGGCACATCAACGTCCTGCTGCGCCATCTCCGGATAGATACGGTCAGCGCAGATAGCACCAACGTCGGCGCTATCCTTCAGGAGCTTGTATATGGCTTTTCCTATTTCCATTACTGTTTACGCATAAACGAATCAAAAGCATCCCTGTACAGGCTTACGAGCTTTTGCACCATTTGATTGAACACCGCCGGTGTCATAGCACGGTCGTAGAAGTTCCGGTTCGGTCCGTTGTACGAACCTTGCCCGCCCATGTGTTCGGGCAGGTCGCCTTCATGGATCATGTGGGCGAAGTATCCATCATTGCGAATTGTGCCTGCGCCTGGTCCGGTCTTTTCAATAATGCCCGATCGAGGGCCTACCATTACACTTGTCTTACTGCCCTTTGCATCAAAGGTTTTGATTGACCTCTTGAGCGTGCCCGGCAAAATGTCGTAGTTAGGCCCGCGCTTACCACCGAGCCGCCCGTTACGACGCACTTTAATAGTCTTCGGGTGGTTGGTAATCTGACGGCGTATCGCCTTACGTGCAATAGCTGCCACCTTTTTGTGGATGCTCTTTACTTTCCTCCGATCCTTGCTATGGCCCCAGTTTTCGATTTGCTCAATTTGTCTCATCAATTCGCTGAAACCCTCAAGCCCGCGTGGGTTGACAAAGTGGGTGCCGCTCATCGCGTCGCGGCCTGTAAATCTACCGGCCATCCGTTCCCTTCTCTTTGCAGAAGATGCGCAGCCCGTCGCGCCTTCCTATTTCTTCAAAACCCAGTATATCGTACTCCCTGCTCTCGAAGATGATGGAGTCATCCTGAGAAATGGAGACACCCGCAGGGTCGTCCGTCGGGTTCGGATGCCGAACAACAAACGCCACGTCCCGCTGCGGAAAAATCTGGTATGCCTTCTTGCTTTCGCCAGCACTGCCAGCGTACACCACCTCCGCCCACATCGCGGTGTCGGTCGTGGTGCTAACCGTCGGTTGCCCATAGTCGTCCTGAGTTAGCGTCTCAGCGCGGTGCGTTATATACCTGTCACGTCGTCCGGCGTTCTTCATGGCTGGTAGATGATGCGGTACGGATTCAACAACGCCTCAAGGCCGAACTTCAATCGGGTCGTGATTGTTCCGGTAACCTCCTCTTGCCGGTTCTCGTACATGTGAGCCACAAGCAAGCGGATAGCCTGGAGCACCGGCGCGGGCATAGTGGTATATCCTGCCGTAAACGAAACCACCACGGGCGTAAGTGCGTAGTCGTAGACGTGCGGGTAGTCGCGGAACGCGATGCGTGCCGGCTGGCTGATAAGGTCCGTAAACCAGTACGTAGCTGCCAACGTCGTAAGGTCGGTATCGTAGTCGGTGTTTTCCGTCGTCTGATACTTGACCTCGCTGATCGCGGTCACCGGCCCGATCGGAATGTAGCTGTTGTAGAAGCCGGGCAAGTACCCGCGTGCGGTGTAGCTGCCCAGCTTGATGTTGCAATGCTCTTCGACCCATGCGATGGCCGCCGAACGCAGTGCCGCGATCAGCGTGTCTTCCTGCGAATGGGTGACGCGCATGTGTGCCTTTAGATCGCTTACCGTGATGATGGTATCCTGATCTACTGCAGCACCTGTGATGTCTACTTGCATGCCCTAAAAATAGGAAAGCCCGACACGTGGCCGGGCTTCCCATTCTTATGCGGTAGCTATCACGCCACGTTGTCGTGGAACGTGTAAGCTGCGTTCGCGTGCAGTGCAGCAGCCGCGGCGTACCTATGAATTGAGATGCGGACTTCGTGGCTCAAATCCAAAACGTAAGGGTTAATTACCAAATCTATTCCGCCGAATAGACCAAGGACGCCGGCCATGTTCGGATCCATCATGATGCAGGTACCATCTGCGGCCTGTCCGTTGTCCGGCACGAGGTCGGTCACGTAGTAGGGATAGCCCAAGCAGGAGAACCGGCCGGCAGTGCTGCGGTCGATGGCTGCGCTGACGCTGGTGACGATGTCATCATCAGCAAGCAGGGCGTGGGCCGTACCGTTCACAACAACTTGGACACGGTTAAGGTCGACACCGGCAGCGGCCAAAGCAGCCTCACCGGTCAACATTGCGGCAGCAGATACAGCGACATCGGTATCACCGTCACCGGTTCCGATGATGGCATCAAACACAGCCTTGTCAATCTCACGGTTCAGCTGGGTCACCATGTCCTGAGTGATCAGCGCCTCAACAGCGGCACCACCCTGCAACATGAGTTGCTCGGTAACGGTAACGAAAGCGCCGTAGCGTGTCGGTGTCAGGCTGACGTTATCGATAGCCGTGGATGCGTTCGAAACATCGGCACCCTCAGCCGCGCTGGCGATGGTAGCAGCGGTAGCAACCTTCGGGATGCTCACATTAGACGTAAGGCCCGTCAGCGTGCGGCCACCCATGGACTGCCACAGGGTCGGGCTAGCCAAGGCAGCAACACCGGCAGCAACGTTGGTCCCAACGAAGCCAGGAGAGTTGGAGAGTGCCGATCCGGCACCGAACTCACCAGCGTCACCCAAGGCACGCAAAGCAACGTCCGGGATGGACAGTTGGCCCTTGATGTTGATGCCAGCGGCACGGGCTTCCTTAACGGCTTCCTCGGTGTACTCGGCAGCGACACCGGTAAGGCGCTTGCCCTGCGCCAGATCGCGAACAGCACCGCCAAGGTCGAAACGCTTGTTCATGCGCTGCAGCTCCCGGCCGGCACCTTTTCCCATCTCGCCCGCCATGACAGCAGACTCAGCGATACGGGCATCTTCCCGCTTCACCTTGAGTTGGACATCCACTTTACGAATCTCAGAGGCCAGGCGCTCCATCTCGGTAACGTCCGTCTCGTTCAAATCGCGCTCTTCAAGTTCAGCGGCTTTTTTCACGTCTTCCCGCTGGTCAACGTACTGCTGGCGAAGTGCCTGCAGATCTTTAATTGGAAGGTCAGTCATTTTCTTGTCTCTCTTCAGCACGCGCCGAAACCGATGCGGCTTGATATGCTGGGTAAGTTACTGGGCTTACGTCAATGAGCGAAGCCACCTCTTCGATAACACGAACGTTGTCTTCGTCTACCGATTCTTTGCCGATGGTAAAGGCGAAGCTGCTTTGTGAGATGTCGCCGCGCTTAATCATCTCGTACAGATCACGGCCGGCTTGGGTGTTGCTCAAGGTGCCGCGGTAGTACAATCCTTTGTCGTCCTGCGTCAGCTCCAGCGTTCCGTTACTGGTGCGTGCCAGCGGGACACCATCGTGGTTGATGAGCAGTCGCACGTCGTCGTCCAGAACATTGCTGAACGCGCCTTGTGCGATGCGCTCTTGGAACGGTCCGATGTCGGTGACGCTATCGAATACCGCTGCATAACCTTCCACCACCATTTCGTCCGTCGTCGCACGCATCTCAGCTTGGCGGAACTGAACGCCGCGGTTCTCGGCTTTCGTCTGCTTCCGTGCCGCAACGCCGTTGATGAACTTGCGCACCTCGGCAATGCGTTCCTTGTCTACGCCTGGCGTGTTGGTGTAGATGGCCACCAGCTGCATGTATGTTGCCTTCTTGGTTCGGCGGCTGATGTTGTGCAACGCCCGGCGTACATAGCCGGGCAAATGATTATCCGTTATTGGCATCGCTACTAATCTTATCTGAATACGCGCCCATGCGATCAAGGGCAATTTGATTGACCTGGACAAGGTGAGCATCGGCACCGGGTGCCGGGTTCAGCTCTTCCTGTGCCCGGACCTCGTTGATTGTCATAACGCCGTTCTGCAGCATCTGCGTAAAGAAGTTGGCACGCGCCTGCATGTCGCCGCGGAACAGGTCGTTTAGACTGAACTTGAAATAATGGGACCGCGCTTCCTGCAGGGTTAGCAGCTTAACGGCCAACTCCTGCTCGATGCGCTTGGCCCACGGCAACACCGTATGGCGGGCGAACATCAGGTTTTGCTGTTCGACGTTGTTGTATGTCGTCTGCGATTCCAGCTGGACCAAGGCAGGCGGAACCGAGAAAATGCGGCAGATCTCTTCGGCTTGGAACTTGCGCGTCTCGATGAATTGCGCTTCCTCGGGTGCAATGCTGATGCGGTTGTACTTGAACCCGAATGGCAGGAGCTTGGTGCCGGCCGAGGTCATCGAGCCGTTCCAGCTCTTTTGCAACATCTGCATCTGCTCCGACTTCAGCGGCTGATCGGACGACAGTACGCCGGTCATCTGCCCACCGTTACCGAAGTATTGGCTACCGTAATCCTGGGCGGCTTGCGCAAGTCCAAGATTCTCACGGTGCAGCTGTATCGGTGACTTCCTGTGCAGGTTGCACACCTCGAGCATGTCTTCCTGTTGTACTACCGTACCGTCGTGCAGCTTATAAACTACGGTCGTGTCATTGATGATACGGCGTTCGACAAGGTCGGTGTCGACACACTGCAGCGCGATGGGCACACCGCCAGCACCGCGGGTGATGATGGCATAGCCAACGCCCTTTAGTACCGCATTGGCGATGATGCTCTCCCAAAAGTAGAACGGTGTCTCGTACTGATTCGGGCGGAACGTGCAAACGTCGATGGCCGGGTGGCCGGTAACGATGTCGCGCCGCGTGCCGTCAGTGCTGTACAGGTTGAGGCCGAGGCTGGCCAACGTGCTTGCAATCTTGTATACACATGCATACACGGTACTCAAGCGGATACCGGTGTCGTGGGTGATGTTGGCACCGCTGGCCGTTGGGCCGTACAGACCCACCGCGGCAACAATGTCCTGCGGTCGGTCGAGGCCTACGCGCATGCGGGCTTCCCTGACGAATCGTTGTAGACGATTGGGCATACGTGCAATTTAACAAGGGCGAGTCACCGTCGCGACCCGCCCTCACTCTTAACCAAATATGAACCCGCACTCAGAGGCTGATCACTTGCAACAGTGGCTCATCCTCTTGGGCGTTGTTAAAGTAACAACCCATGGCCATGATGGAAGCCACAATGCCATCCACTTTCTGACTCTCGCTGTTCTTTTTCTTGGTCACCTTAATGTTGTCGGCTTCATCGCGGGCCAGGTGTACGCAGCCCATCTGCCAGCGCAACACCTCATGGCCGCCATGCTTTACCTGTCCCTTGCACAATAGCACCTCGAACTGCTTAGTTGGGTACGACATCGAAGCGTAGCCTTGCCCGAACGGTTGGCAGTCGATGCCATCGAGGAATGGCACCACCAAGTGAGCTATGTACCTATCATAAGCCAGCGCCCTTAGATCGTACTCCTGCGCCATGTCTTGGATGAAGTGGCGCACGGCAAGCATGTCCGTTACGTTGCCGTCGGTAATGGTCACGAGGCCCTGACGTTCGAAGTGGTAGTAGTCCACGCCACCGCTTAGGCTTTTGCTCTTCGCTTTGTCTTCGTTTACGAAGTGGTGGCACTTCAGGTAAAAGCAGTCGTTGTCATCGTCGCGGAAAATCAGAGCAACCGCGGTAAGGTCTTTGGTGCTGGACAGGTCCATGCCCGCGTAGCACGGTAGCGTGCGAAGGTGGGCTTCGTCAACCTCATCGGCACCGCGCATAAACTCATCGTCGGTAACCCACCGCTCTTCGCTGGCCGTCCAGATGTTCAGGTGCAGACGCAGGAACGTGTTTATCTGTCGCGGGTTCTCTTTGCACCGTTTTACTTCTTGCTCGAAATAATCCGCCTTGCAAATTGTACCGAATCCCGGATTCGCTTTCGCCCACGTCGCCGGGCTTGTCCAGTCATCATCCTTATCAGCCGCATATATGACCGGCAAGAATGTCTCGTCCTGTATGCTGCCCTCCTTGACCTTCTGCGCGTACTCATGGACCTCCCAACATATAGAGGAAGTGTCGTGGCCCGCGGTGGTGATGGCGATGATTAGCGGTTGAGTCCTAGCACCGGTCGAGGTCTTCAACACTTCCCATAGATCAGGCGACGGCGCTGTGTGCAGCTCATCGTAAATGACGGCATGGGCGTTGAATCCGTGTTTCGTGTTAGCCTCGGCAGATATGGCTTTGTAAAAGCTGTTCTTGTACTCGATGGTGTTGCGCAAGACTTTACCGTGCGCGGTAAGGCTCTTGTGATTCGCGCACATGGCTGATGCGATTTCAAAGACGATACGGGCTTGGTTCCGGTCACCCGCTGCTGAGATAATCTCAGCGCCTGGCTCTCCGTCAGCGAATAGCATGTAAAGGGCGATGGCAGCACAAAGATTGCTCTTGCCGTTCTTCCGAGGTACCTCGATGTACGCTTGGCGATACTGCCGCAAACCATCATCACGGAGCGTGCCGAAGAGA